AAAGGGATACCCTTTCACCACCATAAGACCGCCGAAGCGGTCTGGTGTAGCTGGTAGCAAAAGGCTGTCTCTTTATCTGCCGAACCGGAAGGCTGCATCGCCATCAAGGTTCTTGGTAAGAAAATTTCTCGCTGTGGCGAACTCCTCGCCGACCAATCCCAGCCGGATCAGCCATGTACGCATGGCGAATTTCGGGTTTTCCGTTTGCTGTGGTTTCGGACTGGCGGTTCGTAGTCCCTTTGCCATTTCGGAAAGGGCAAGGCAAAGTTGTATGTAGCTTTTCAGCTGTCCGGCATGAAGTCCGTTTTTCCTGCCGTTGGCAGGCTTGTCGAATTGAAATAACCGGAATTCAATTGTGCCTTTTGTAAAAGTTGCGTGATAGTTCAGCATGTGGTATCGGCTGTCGTTGTAGTGTTGATTTCTGCCGTAATTTGCACCGTTCGCCGTATACCAGATGTCTGCGAACTGTGCCATGTTGGTGGGCTTTTTTCGGTTCAGCTGTTCGATGAATTGGGGATTGACCGTTCTGCAATATCGGTTCATTCTGCCTTGGTCGATTTTCAGGGCATCTGCAATCAGTCGTTCATGGCTCGCCATAAGGTTGGCGAGGTTTCGCAGGGTTTGCGGTGTGTGTCCATTCGCTCCGATGTGGATGTGAACGCCTGCACCAACTCCGGCGTGGGAAATCGCTCCGGCTTTTCTGAGTTTGCGTACCAGTTCCTGCAAGGTTTCAATGTCCTCGTATTTCAGAATCGGTGTGACCAGTTCGCACTTTTCGGCATCGCATCCTGCAATGCTGACGTCTTTCTGGAATTTCCATTCTCTGCCCTGTGCATCCCATGCCGACCAAGTGCTGTAGCCGTTTCGGCTGGCGGTGTATTCGTATCTGCCCGTGCCGAAATGGTCGGCGGCAAGTCTGGCAGCCCGTTCTCTGGTGATGTGGTTCATCTCAATCTCCACGCCAATGGTCTGCTTTTTCAGGTTTTCAATCTGTCTTTCTGTTTTAGCGTTCATAATGTTTTCCTCCGTAGTTTCGGGCTTTTTTCCTTTTGTTGTAACCATATTAACTCTAAACGGAGGAGATAGCAAGTGGCTAAATCTACAGAAAATGAGGTCAAAAGATTGTGTAGAATACACTCTTGCAATTCTTGCGATTGTATGGTAACATACCGTACAATGGAGAAGGTTTCGCCTTATTTTTTTGCCTTGGATACGGTCTGGAAACTGTCGATTTCGGGAATCAGAGCAAGGGAAGAACCATTCTCCCACCGCATATGAATGCTGCCCGCATCATCAATGTGCGTAACCACACCAACCGTTCCGGGAAGAATCGGATATTTTTCATTTCGCATAGAAATCAGCTGTAATTTCGTTCCGACAGGGTACTTTTTTCGCAGCTGTTCCAGATATGATTCACTCGGAAACTGCAGCAGTATCACCAACCTTTCTGAATGCGGAATTGCCGGACAGATGCCGAAGAATGACCTTTCTTGCCGCCTTGAATTCTGCCCCCACCATTCCCAGACGAATCAGGAAACACCGCATGGTGTACTTGGGATTGTCGGAGGTGTCCGGTTTGCGGTTGATGCGGCTCTGGTTCTTGGCAAATTCGCAGAGCATGGAAATGAAGGTGCAGTAGGCATCTGCATCACCATCCTGTTCGACTGTAAACCACGGAAATTCCACCTTTTCATCCGATGGAATGATGTCCAGTGAATCTGTTTGAAAAGCAGCCTGAAAAAGGGCAGCCTTGTTTTCGCAGATTTGCCGGAGATTGCCCAGTGTATGCTCCGTGAAGAAATCAGCTGGCATCTGCACAGTCAAGCCTTTAGATTCCAGTTCTGATGTGTCCGGAACAGCATAGCCCTGATTCTCCAGTTCGGCAAGAAGCCGTTCTGTTTCCTCACGGTCGGCTTGGTCGCTGATTTCCAGATTACCGGACTTGGTAACAGTGTAGCATTCACCGATTTTGTAGGCACAGGTGGGCATGAATTGATATACTGCCGGAATGCCGATAATCTCACTGATGGCTTTCACCAGTTCCTTTCGATTTTGACTGTGATAAGTAATGGTCATGTGAAAAACTCCTTTCTTTCGGCGTTTTTGCTTTCGCCATGACACATATTAACTCTGTTTCCCACAGATAGCAACTGTGAGATGTGTAGAATGTTTCGGCTGTCATTTGTAACAGATCACAAATCTGCCCAGACGATTCCGGCAAGCACAAAAACAGCTACATTCAGACAGATGCCATTCCCCCAAAGGCGGTACTCTGCTGCATCACGATATGGATCTTGCAGCCATTTCTGTACCATCTTTCGGCTTTTGGGACGGCTCTCCGGTTTTACCGCTTTTCGGTATTCTTCAAAAATAGCTGCCCATCGGTCGATTTCTTCCTCTGTGGGATTTTCCGATGCCAGGTCACTGCACCACTGATCCGGAAATCCCTGCAGTCTTGCACATTCCTGCGGTGTCAGTCTGCGAACCGCATAACCGCTGGAAACGATACTGGGGTCTTTGTGGTCCCGTGCCAGCAGTGTAGGGGTCGTTTCCCGAAATGCACCGCTGAAATTTCCCGTAGAAGCAGCATACACTGCATGATGGTCGGTAGCATTCAAAGTGAAAGCGACCTCTTTGTTGACACCGCCGCCCTGCGGTCCGTTTTGGTCAGACCGACCAATCATTGAGCCCTGCAAAGCATAACTTTCCAGCACAGCAATACCGCCTTGGTTTTTTGCTGGTGACTGATCGCTGGTGTCCAAAGTACGGGAAGTATCTGCCTCATAAATGCCACTGTGCGGATTACCGGAAAGCATGGCATTGCTGGAAAAGGAACTGATGCCGTACGCTTTCGGCTGAAACACAGTCTGGTCATTGTTGCAGGACAGCGTAGCAGATTTGTTTTCCTGTATCAGACTGCCCTTGCCGCCGCCGGCTTTTCCACAGCGAATCTTCAGTGTTTTCGGCGTATCCATCAACAGCGGAACATTTCCGCCGCCGGTTCCACATCTGGAAGTCAGTGTCTGTACTTTTCCGCTCTCAGAGATCTGAAGCCGGCTGTCAGCAGGATGATTTTCCAGTACACAAGGCGGATGATGGGCTTCTGCCCGAAGGGTGGCAGCTCGTTCTTTCAGAATGTCTATGCGTTCTCCGCCCTGGTCACACAAGCACAAGCCTGCCGTTCCAAAGCTGTCCGCAGCACTTCCGGCAGCTCTTTGCCACGCACGGAGGCTCTCCGCAGAATACCCTGACAAGCCTTCGGACTCAAATAGTATTTTTCCGGCACTTGCTCCGTCAAAATCTGCGACAAGAAAGATCCGTTTTCTTCGCTGGGGCACTCCCCAGTATTGTGCATCAAGAACTCGCCATGCGAGGGAATAGGATTCTGCCAGAATCTCTCCGGCTTTTGTCCATTTTCCCGCAGGTCGAGGAATTGAAATGCTGCTGTCTTTGACCGAACAGATGGCTTCGAGGACACAGCGGAAATCTTCTCCGCCGTTAGAGGAAAATGCTCCGGGGACGTTTTCCCAGACGATGTATCTTGGGTATTTACCATTGCTTGCACACCTCATTTCTCGGATGATACGGATTGCTTCGTGAAACAGAGAAGAACGGCTGCCGCTCAGACCGGTTCGTTTTCCGGCGATGCTCATATCCTGGCATGGACTGCCAAAGGTGATGATGTCCACAGGCGGCAGCTTTGCACCATGCAGACCGCTAATATTGCCGAAGTGTTGTACCTGCGGCAGCCGTTTTTCTGTCACACGAATGGCAAACGGTTCAATTTCAGAAGACCAGACAGGCACAATGCCTGCCAGCAGTCCGGCAAGCGGAAAACCGCCACTGCCGTCAAAGAGGCTGCCAAGGGTGAGGTTACGCATCTGACACCTCTACTTCCGAATATTCCATTCGCTTCCCATCCCGAATCAAATACACATCATCGGAATTTCCGTCATGGAGTTTTGTGTACCTTTCAACAGCTACATCAACAAACTTCGGTTCCAGTTCCACACCGAAGCACACACGATTTAGCTGCTCACAGGCAATCAATGTAGAAGCACTTCCCAGAAATCCATCCAGCACCATTCCGTTTGTCTGTGTACACTGGGAAATCAGATAGGCGATCAGCGGCACCGGTTTACTGGATGGATGTCCGCAGCCGTCCTCTTTGCTGTTTTTAATGCGGTCAAATTCAAATACCGTTTTCTGTTTCTGGTCACCATACCAGATATGCTTTCCGTCTTTTCTCCAGCCCCAGATAATCGGTTCATGGATATACTTCCAGTCAGTTCGGGTGAGAACAAGGCGGTCTTTCTTCCAGACAAGTCCTGCACCGACCTTGAAGCCTGCATCTTCATAAGCATCATGAAATACACGTGCCTTGGAGGTGGCATAAAACACATAAATGCTTGCATCCTTCGCCATGGCATCTTTGAATCTCTCAAATGCAGATTTTAGAAACGCATATCCTTTTTCATCATCAAGGTCATCATTCTTGATTTTGCCTGACGTGCTTTCCAGATTGACAAGATACGGCGGATCTGTGCAAACAAGATTTACTTTTGTGTCTCCAAGAAGTGCTGTATAGGTTTCCGGCAAAGTGGAATCACCGCAGATGACAGTATGTTTTCCAAGATGCCAGATGTCGCCGAGTTTCGATTTGCAGGGCTTTTCCAGTTCTGCGTCTACATCAAAATCATCCTGTTTTGCTTCATCACTGTTAATGTCGAAAAGGTCAGCAATTTCAGATTCATCGAAACCAGTCAAACCAAGGTCAAATCCGAGATTCTGCAATTCTTCCATCTCAACAGCAAGCAGTTCATCATCCCAGCCGGCATCCAATGCCATCCGGTTGTCAGCAAGAATATACGCTTTCTTCTGTGCTTCGGTCAGATGGTCGGCATACACACAGGGTACTTCTGCAATACCTTCTTCTTTTGCGGCTTCAATTCTGCCGTGACCGGCGAGGACGTTATATGCCTTGTCGATAATGACGGGATTGACAAATCCAAACTCACGCAGAGAAGAGCGAAGCTTCAGGATCTGTTCCTTGTTGTGCGTTCTGGCGTTGTTGGCATAAGGCACTAACTTGTTGATGTCAACAAGCTGAAATTCTTTGGTCGTTGTCATCTGTGATTCCTCCTCTGCTGAATTCTGAGCATACCTCTTCGGGCGGCATCCATATTGCCTTTGACAGCCTGTCCTTTGATTGTGCGATATTGCTGTTTGGTCATGTTATTTCTCTGCTGTTTCAGTTCTCTCCAGAATTGAACATCTGCTTTCATGTATTTCTCACTTTCTGCTGCTCAAAAGCTGTTCCATCAAATCGTCCTGCGGTGTACCGTCAAATTTGGTCGTGCAGTTCTGTTTCACAATATCGAAAATCTCATACCAGAGCAAGTTTGCCTGTTTCTGAAATGTCTGGCTCATCTGCACAAACGGAGAGGCAATGACGCCGCCCGTGGTCGGATGCTTTCCCAGCAGTCCATAGGTACTGAGGGCTTCTTCACACTGTACAAATCGGGCGAATGCCTGCGAATAGCTTTCCAGCAGCCGTTTGTTGACGTGCTTTTCACAGCCACGCTGTTTCAGCCAGAGCCACGTTTCTTTGTACACAATGTCTGCTCCCAGCGGTTTTCCGTTCTTCTGCTGGGCAGACAAGTATGCACTGGGACTTGGCATATCCGCACCGGTCAAATCAGCGGCATCGTCCAGATCAGCTGCGTCCAATTCCGGAGCATGAAATTCCATAATATCTGCATCCTTGCCCTCTGCAATTTTGTCGGAGAGGGCTTTCGGCTTATCGCCTGCACGAACTCGTCTGCCGCCTCTTCTTGTGCCGTCCTTTGCCATCTGATTTCACCTGCCTTTTGAGAGAAAAATAGCCGAAACTGCGTAGGTTTCGGCTTGTTTGCATATTTCCGGGGTTAATCCCCCGTTTGAACCTTGGTTTTTGTGTGTGAGAGGGAACGCCGGTCTGTAAAAAATTCACAATTAGAGATTTTTATCCCCCCACCGGCAGCATTTCTGACACAATCAATACCGATAGACGGGATTTCGGTCTTCCGTCCATGTCTTACGGTCGTGGCAGGACTTGCATAACGCCTGCCAGTTGCTTTCATCCCACATCAGGTGCGGATCACCACGGTGAGGAATGATATGGTCGACCACGGTCGATGCCGTGAACCTTCCCTGTGATTTGCACCGCACACACAAAGGATGCCGGCGGAGGTATGCCTTGCTGACACGCTGCCACTTGCTGCCGTAGCCACGCTTGGCGGCAGATGGTCGGTCGGGATGCAGGGGCTGATGCTCTGCACAATACAAACCGTCTGTCAAGTTGGGACAGCCGGGATGCTTACATGGTTTCAGTGCCTTCCTCGGCATAGGGACACTCCTCACAGTCGAACTCACCGCCGCAGTCACAGCCCTTTTCCACCTTGATGCGCTTGAGGGCTTTCTTGTGGAGCTTCTTCACCCATTCGGTGGTGTCGCCCAGCTCATCGGCGATTGCCGCCCATGTTGCACCGTAGAAGTAGCGGAGGCGGAGCACCTCACGCTCATCAGCATTGGGATTCGCCATGATGATCTGTTCGATGTTACGCTTCATACGAATGGACTCGATAAGCTTCCAACGGGCATCGGTGAGGATTCCCTGTACCTCTTCGTCATTAAACTCCTCGGCGAGCTTCTTCCACTCGTTGTAGATAACGACCTGTTCACTGATACGGGAACGAAGCCCTGTTGCGTTACGCATGACACTCTTTGCAAGCATTGTGTTTACCTCCATTTCATGGCATAAGAAAAGCCGCACGATGCTTTTCGGCACTGACGGCTTCACTTGTATCTTAAATTTCCATTATACAGTATATCACATTATTTTGTCGCATTCAAGGGACATTCAGTCGCAATTAGTCGCATTCAGTCGCATCCTGTCGCAACTTTTCATCCAACGCCGATACAGCCTTATCATGAAGCCGATAGATATGTTTTTTGCTGTATCCCATCTTGCCGGCAATCACCTCGAAGGATTCAAAGAACAAATATCTGCGTTCTAACAGTTTTCTGTAGCGACGGTCGTCCAGCTTTCCGATAGCATGTTCAATGTCAATCTTAATAGCGATCATTTTATCAATCAAAGCATCGGCTTCCTGTTCAAAAGCGATAACCTTGCAGATAGCTTTGCTGATTGCATCGGAGCCACCATTAGGAGAAGATCCGCCATTGTTTTCATAGCTGACACCTCTGCCATACAAATCCTGACGGAGTCTTTCAGCCTTTTCCATCTTGTCGTTAATCATTTGATTAAGCTCCCATGCCTGATTCAGATATTCCTTTGCGTTCATCATGCTGCCTCCTTAACCATTCTGCGGATTCTCGCCATAAGTACGACCGTATCAATATCGCTGAGACTCTGCGCCCACTCGGAGCGAAAGAACTTCTCGTTCTCCGCAATTGCTACATCATCATGTTTTACGAGTGCATCCTTGTAGACGGTCGCTGCCGCTTCGATGATGGCAAGACCAAGAGCCTTGTAGGGATCGTATGCTGTAGATTTTCTTTCTTCAACCTGTATCATTTCTTACCTCCAAGTTCTGCCTTGACCGCATCGATCAGTGCGTTTTGGGTTTCTTCCTTTTTCTGCAATGCCGACATGATTTTTCTGTCGATCGTGCCGGTTGTGATGATGTGCTGTATAATGACTGTCTTGGATTGCTGTCCCTGTCTCCACAGACGAGCGTTGGTCTGCTGATACAGTTCGAGCGACCATGTCAGTCCAAACCATATCAGCGTAGAACCGCCTGACTGAAGATTCAGACCGTGACCGGCACTTGCCGGATGTATCAGACCGACAGGAAGCTCACCTCGCTGCCAACGGGATATACTGTCAGCCTTATCCATTGTTGCGAACGGAATATGCAGCTTATTGAGCCTTTCCTGAATTCTCGCAAGGTCATGCTTGAACCAGTATGCCACGAGGACGGGCTTTCCATTGGCGGCTTCGATGATGTCCTCAAGAGCGTCAAGTTTTCGGTCGTGTATCGGAAGAATATCTCGGTCATCGGAATATATCGCACCATTTGCCATCTGGCTTAGTTTATTGGATAGACTTCCGGCATTGCTTGCGGTTACATCACCGTCGGGAAGCTCCAATACCAACTCCTCCTTCAATTCTTCGTAATGCTGTCTTTCTTCCTCGGACAGCTTCACGGTATATTCGGAGATTATAAGTTCAGGCATATTCAGGTGGTCGGTGGATTTCATGCTTATCGTGATGTCGGATATTTTGTCATAGATCTGCTGCTCTGCATCGGGCAGAGGTCTGTATGAATACACGATATTTCCATTTCGACGGTCGGGCAGGAAGTAATCTGTACGATATTTGCCGATGAATCTTCCAAGCCGCTGTCCCATGTCGAGCAATCGGAACTCTGCCCATAAGTCCATCAGACCGTTGCTGGAGGGTGTACCCGTCAGACCTACCACTCGCTTTACTTTCGGACGCATTTTCATGAGAGACTTGAATCGCTTGGTGTCATGATTCTTGAAACTCGAAAGCTCGTCAATTATTAACATATCGTAGTTGAAAACCACGCCGTTTTCTTCGATGAGCCACTGCACATTCTCTCGGTTGATGATGTAGATGTCGGCTTGAGTTTTTAGTGACCTCAGTCGCTCTGCCTCAGTTCCCACCGCTACGCTGTAGGTCAGATTCTGAAGGTGCTCCCATTTCTGGATTTCGGCAGGCCATGTATCCCGTGCCACTCGCAGAGGTGCGATCACGAGTACCTTGCTGATCTCGAAGTAGTCATATATCAACTCGTTCACGGCGGTAAGTGTTGTGACCGTTTTGCCTAAGCCCATATCGAGGAGCAGAGCCGTTACGGGATGTGTTATGATATATTCGGCTGCATACCTTTGGTACTCATGAGGTATGAATTTTTTCACGGGTCATCACTTCCAATCTTATGAACTAACTCTGCAATATCTTTTTTATCATCCAGCACATAAACCTGAAAGCCCAATGCTCTAAGCTGTTTATGCCTTTTTAGCTGAATTTTTCTCGGAACATCTCCGGGAGCTTTTGTCTCAACAAAGGCGATCCTCCCTTTCGGCATCAAGACAATTCGGTCGGGAACACCGGATGTGCCGGGAGAAGTGAACTTCCAACAGAGACCTCCGACCGCCTTGACTGCATCACGAAGTTTCAACTCGATGTCCCTCTCACGCATAGGCTCTCTCCTCGTACATTTTCCACACCGCTTTGAACACATCAATGCATTCCTGCGATGCCTCACGCTGATACACCAGATAGTCGTAAACGGCATCATAGTTATCATCTTCCGGGAAGAAGTCATCCCTTGCCATGTCATAAGCCAGATCACCGGCAGGGTCATCATGCCCAAGAAAGCATTTCACTACCCAGCGGTGAAAGGCACTTCTCTTCGGTTTCTCACGTTCCATATATCTCATCATGTTAAAAACTCCTATTCTACGAGGTTTTTAGCTTTTGGTGACAGTCTACGACAGTCATTTCTATACCCTTATATATAGATATTTTTTTACATTTTTCTCTCGCCTGCGTAAAGTAAGGATATGAGTGTCCTCGACTGTCACCTTGGCTATTTTTCTACCTTTTTTTGACTTCAAGGTGACAGTCGTCAGTTCAGGAAATCGTCCAAAACTAACCTCAATCCCATAATCAGTCTTGCGGTCTTCGTTTTTTTCTTAGAGAATCCTGCCTGCTCCAATGCGGTATAAAAATCAGTTGTACTTCTGACAAATTCCCCATTCTGCGCACAATAGTTACGGTACTCTTGGTAGAGATCACCGGACTTTTCAGTGTAGGACTTATCGACCTCACAGCATTCAGCAATAAAATTTCCAAGCCAGTCGTTGTCATCACGGTACGAGCCGATCGCCGCCTTAACGCAATCGGGAGCTTTGATCTGGTAATTTGCCGAAACAACCTTTTTTGCACCTTCGATCAGCCACTTCAAAACTGCACCTCCAGCGTTGTCAATGAGGTACTGCGTGTAATTCTTGATATCCGCTGCTCCCTGAATCTTTGCGTGGAAAGGAATCACGATCAGTCGTCTCCAAGTACCGTCATCAGAGGCTCCCACCTTTGGCAGGTGATTCGTATAGAGGATCAGCGTGTGGGAAGGCTCGAAATCGAACGGGGCTTTGAACTTTTTCTCGGCAAAAATGCTGTCAGTGGAACAGAGCTGTTTTACCACGGAGGTGTTCAGTCTCATGCCTTCCTGTAACTCGGCAGCGATAATCAGTCGTTTACCCTTGAGCTCTGCCATTTCGGGCTTGACATTGCGCTTGCAGTTCATGGTCAAAGCATCAGCCGACATATTGCCGCTGTAGCTTCCGAGGACTTTGTAGATGACATTCCAAAAAGTCGATTTGCCGTTGCGTCCGTCACCATAAGCGATAATAAGCGATTCAACGTATACTTTTCCCACGATACACAGACCGCAAATCATCTGCACATAGTCGATAAGCTGTCGGTCACCGCAGAAGAATAATTCAAGTGCATCGAGCCACAACTGCATACCCTCGTCCGAGGGAACAACAGCGGTCACTTTGGTCAGCAGGTCTTCAGGGTTGGTAGCTCTCCAACCGTCCATGCCATCGGGGAGGTAGTAAGTGCCGCCGGGCGTGTTCAGGAGCATTGCTTCTTTGTCCAGTGCTTCCGGCGGCTTCTGCACCAGAGCTTTTGCCGCATCAAGGGCGTTGTTCAGACCACGCATATTGCGGTATTTCATGACGAATGCCTTAAACGACTTTGCAAAGCTGTATGCCTCATAAGCATCAAGCTGTCCATCGAAGAGAGACTCAACGAATTTCTTTCCGCCCTTGAGAGCCTGTTCCATGTTGATGCCTGCGTTCTGCATTCGTTCCAGAGCTGTCTTTTCAAGCTCATCAGCTTTGTTGAGCTGTGCATCGGTGTGCTCCATCATCGCAAGCACCGCCGACTGCTCGTTTTCTTCCCAATAAGTGCCGTTGTATCTGAGATAATCAGTCGCCTTGGTGAAAACAAGCTCATCACCGAAACAGTCCGCAAGGGTACGAGCTTCACCGACATCGGAGAAGTCATCGGGGATCATGCTGTTCTTGCCATATTCTTCGGGGCTGACATAGCCTTCCTGCTTTGCGACCTTTTTGCCGAACTTACAGGCAGAATGCCATATCGTTTCGAGTTCCTCGTCATCAAGCGGAGGGTCACACTCGGCAGCCATTTCGAGAAACTTCTCGTGCGCATCTTCGCCGATACCGAACCGTTTCACGATACGACCTGCCTTTCGGGACATGGTCGCATTACGCTGTCCCTGCGGAATACTGCGGTTGGACTTCATGAAAAGAAGCCAGTCCTCGATGGAGAGCGATCCCTCATGCCACTCGACTTCTCCCGTACTGCCGAAGAAGAAGCGAGCTGCGTCAAGAGCGTTGCTGTCGAAGAACGGCATTTCTTTCTGAATGCGGCGTTTCATCTTCTTGTGCATGGTGGCATCCTTGCAAATGCCGGCAGGGAGATAGACGTGCATCTTGGGGCGAGCGGTCTTGCCGTTTTTCGGTATCATGTGACTGCGGCTGTATACGATAGCGTATGCAACATCGGTGAGGATCGCCGACAGCCTCTCGGAATCGATCCATTCTTCGGGGTCATCGGAATGGGTGTTGTCGCAGTCGAGTACAAGCACATCGGACATCTCGAAATTCGCCTCACTACGGACATTTCCAGCATATCTGGCACATACATGGTCGAAGCGTACAGCTTTCTTTAGGTCAGCCGCCGAGGTGACAATCATCTCGTGGGGATAAGCCTTGTTCTTCGGATTACCACTGCAATCAGCGGTGTAGAGCGTAAATTTCATTCGTTTTCCTCCTTCTCAAAAATACCGTTGCATTTCGGGCAGTGCGTGAAGTTCTTTTCCTTGCCGAGTTCATGATTACTACAGACAGGACATACAGCTTTTGTATCGAGGTGATGTTCTTCCTTACGGGGCTTGCGGCATTCCTTTTTGCGAAGCTCGGCAATGGCAGCGTCAAGCACCTTGATGTCGTGGTAGAATACGTCATTGAAGTCGTCATCGGGTCCGATATGCGACTCCGTATCTTTGCGGAGCGACATCAGCCTTGCAATAATTTCGCTGATCCTCATTTTTTCTTCTCCATTTCTGCCGTAAAGTAGCGGATCTTCATGTATTTGCGTTTTGCCTGTTTGATCTCCTCGCTCATGCCCTTGGAGATCACATCGCCGAACACCCACAGTTCACGGCAGTGACTGAGGAGAATATTGTTCATCAGCACCGCCTCGGCTCTCTCGTCCTCATCGTTCATAAACTGCGTAAAGTAGATGTGAGGTGTGATCGGCAGGCAATGGTTGTCCACCGCAAAACGGCTGTATTTCTTTGCGTTCTCGGTGTTCTGCTCGATGTTCCCTGCGTATGGCGAGCAGATGTATACGACAGGACGAAAGTTTGCGGCTTTTCGGGCAGCCTTTTCTTCCTTTTCGATGCGAGTCATCGCTTCATATTCGGTAGGGCTGAAGTAGCCCTCGGAGTTGTAGAGATTTGCCACGATTTATACCTCCTTTGCCAGCATCTCACGGAGAATAGCGGTGAAGATCTCATGGAGCTTTTTGTCGCCGTTGATGATGTCGAGGACAGACACCGCCTTAATAGTCGTCTTGGTTGCACCGGTCTCCAACAGGCGATTTTTCTTATTGCGCACCCTCGCTGTCAGGCATACACCTGCACGGTACTCCAATGCGTCATAGGCTCTCTGATAGACGGACTCAATGCCGGAGTAGTCGCCGCATTCTGCCATAGCAATCTTGCCGACCATACTGCGGACATCATCACGCCAGTCATCGAACTCGACCGTAAATGCTTCCTGAATGGCATTGACCTTGTCACCGACCGCTGTAATTTCAGCCTGCTGTGCATTGAGCTTCTGTTCTGCCTCGATCATCCAGCGGAGTGTCGGGGAAAGGCTCATATCGGCAAGGTAACCGCCGGTCTTGCGGATCGCAGGCAGTACCTCCGAGGTCACCCAATGTTTGAAGCGTTTTGCTGTGGGGAGCTTGCTGCAAAGAACGAGGGAGTAGAGACCGCTTTCGTTGATAACGGTCAGCTTCTGTGTTCCGCCAAGGGTGTCGCATTTTGCGACATCCTTATCCTCATCGTCAACGTGCTTGAAAATTGCATCTCTGGCATTGCTGTATCCGAGAGCCTTTGCTACATCTGCTCCTACGAACCACGGCTCACCGTTAATGTCCATTGTTCTGATTTCACCGAATTCGGCATTTTTGTAAATTTCGTATTTCATGTAAATATCCTCCAATTCTATCTGTCCGTATTGGTGCGGACAGTCCTTTTCGTTAGTTATACTGTCTGTATTGGTTGTTTGTGCGTCTTTACCAGAGCTATTTAACGTCTTTTAAAGCGAAGTGCAGCTCACACCACTTTATCGCTGTAAGTGTATGCTCACGGCTGTCTGTAAACCAGCCATTCGTCACCATAATCGTGCTGATCTTTCTTGAAATGCAGTAAAGATTCTCTATGCTGAAATCTGTCTTGTCCGAATTCAAAAAGACGATCACATGACCTTTCGGCACTTTCTTGCCGTGGTGCTGTTCCCAAATAAGCCGCTGTTTTTCGATATAATCCTGTGTCTTAATTCCTGTGTCTTTGATTTTCACATAGGTGTATCCGTTGGAATGGATCGACTCACTGCCTACAGGAGCATTATTCCATGTCTGATGTCCCTTTTTATATGCCTGTCTACCGGATATTAGTTTGAGAAATTTAGCACAATGTGCCTGAACACCTCTTTCAGTCTTTTTCGCACCAAATCGCTTATTGAAAGCATCGGCTACTGCAACATAATTAGCGTACTCATGGCAATGCTCTCTGAGCCATTCATCCTGCTCCTCGGTAAAAGGATGATGAACACCCGCTATACCAAGGCTTCTGCATTTATTTTTCAGCGATGATGCTGTAACGAAGAGTCCAAAATAATCTGCAAACTGTATCGCAAGTTCTGCATAAGTTGCAGTTCCGACTTTATCACGAAGCCACTGCATTTCCTGCTCCGTATAGTGGTGCATCTGCCTCATCGGATCAGCTTCTCGATATTGGAGTTCTCCAGCTTTCCTTCAGCGACCAGCTTTTCGGTGCGGAGAACGACGTCAGCGTTGTTGATCATCTGCTTGGCGAGCGAGGAGATCGTCTGAGAAAGCTCAGCCTCCTTCTTGCGCTCATCCATACTCATTTCAGTATTGCTTACGATGCGGATTCTCTCACCGAGAATTTTCTGTAATTCCATAAGTGTCATAAAACTTCCTCCTCAATCTTTCATATAAAATTCGCATTCATATCCGTCTGCACGGAGCGTCAGTCCTCTTGCCCATCGGGGAGTGATACACATTTTCTGCACGATCTCATCAACGGTTATATCGTCAGTAGCTTCGATAATGACTTCATCGTGTACATGAGCGACAATGCGATAATCCCTGAGATTCATCATTGCATGGAGCAGAATATCTCGTGCAATGCCCTGAATGATGTTCTCCACGAACTTCGGTCCGTAGCTTTCGATACGTTCCCACTTTTTCTGCTCACCAACACCCATGTAAGTGACCGATTCGCCGCCGAACTTGTTTTCGCCGATTTTCGGTTTCACATAGGCAAGTCGTCTGCCGGATGGAAGCTCGATGAACAGAAATCCTGACTCACAGAAGATATGCAGTCCCTTGACATTAGCCTCTGTCTTTTCCTTGATGCACTTTTTTACGGCACGGTCAACATCCCACCAGAGCTTTACGATATTTGGAGATGCATCCCTCCAGTCCGTCACGATCTGCTGGATCTCATCATCAGACAGTCCCATTTCCTGTGCGCCCATTGCTTTCATCGCACCTACGGAGCCGCCATAGCCACAGGCGAGCTCGGCTATTTTACCCTTCTGTCGCAGATGCCCATTAATACCGTGTTTCACAACGGGAACTCCGAATATCTTTGATGCAGAGATACAGTAGATGTCGCCGCCATTTTTGAACACATCCAGGCGCCACTGTTCACCTGCAAGCCACGACAGCACAACACCCTCAATGCTCGTGAAGTCCGCTACAATGAAGCGTTTGTATGGGGCTTTCGGTACAAGAGCCGTGCGGATAAGCTGTGACAGTACATCGGGAATATCTCCGAAGAGGAGGTCGAGCGTTTCGATATCATCGGCTTTGATGAGGTCTCTTGCTGTATCGAGGTGAGGCATCGAATTACGATAAAGGTTCTGGAGCTGTACCAGCCTCCCGCTGAATCTCCCTGAACGATTCGCACCGTAAAACTGAAACATTCCACGAATACGGTCATCGATGCAATGAGAACTGAGCATCGCATCGTATTTCTTAACAGACGACTTCGCAAGCTGCTGTCTTAGGGAGAGTACCTTTGCAAGCTCCGGCGGCGCTGTCTCCAATAGTTCCTTTACTGCCTGTTTTCCAAGGGACTCCGTTTCCATGCCGTTTTCGGCAAGCCACTCCTTCATCTGCTGTACGGAATTTGGGTTGTCAAGCATGGTAAGTGCCTGAATTTCGGCAGTGATCTCGTTTTTGATGTCCTCATTGATCGTGATAGCGTGACGCACAAGCTCCATATCTACACCGATACCACGATCATTGATCTGCTGGTCGAGGTGATATTCATTCCATACAAAATCCGGTACGGGATATTTGGCGAGCCTTTGCTGAATGGCGATCTCCACCTCAACATCCCGGCAGTTGTAGGACTTGAACAGTTCCCATTTGCCCGGATGTACCTTGGGATGATGACGGTTGCCGTCCTTGTCGGGAATACAGAAGAACTTGATGAGGTCTTTGCCCTCGGACATCTTCTGCTTGTCCAGACCGAGAACTGCACCAACACCGGCAAGGGACATGGGCAGACCGAGCGTTGCCGCCCAGACCATCGTGCAGTGCCACTGTGTCGGGTCAAGATATGTTCCCTTGGGAAGTCCGAGATGCTTGGAAATACAGATGCGCTCGAACATGGCATTGTAGGCGGTCTTGATGACATTCGGGTCAGTCAGTGCTGCTATAATATCGTCGGGGAGCTGTTCACCGTTTGCAAGGTCAATGACCTGCGGCGGATGTCCGTCCACGCTGTAGCCGAAGAACAGAATCTCAAAATTATCGGATTCCGCATAGGGATAAACTCCCGATTTACTCAGATCAACATCCGAATAGGTCTCTATATCAATTGAAAGTATTCTCATAGTTCAAATAATCCCACCCAAGCCGAAGCCCAGCGCCCCACCCGTCTGTATTCTTAGTTCAGGAAATCGTCATCGTCCTCATCATCGAGGTCAGCAAAGTCATCTTCCGCACTGGAACGGCTACCGAGAGGCTCACCGTCACGGAGCTTCTGGAGATTACCGAGACCGCAGGCGATACCACGGGCAGTTCCGGTATTGTATGCGTAGAAATTGATAGATGCTCTGCCGTAAACGCCGGAGTACACCTCGCTGTGAGTAAGAATCGGCTGACGATCAGCATCCACGATCTCAGGTGCAGTGATGCTGTTGGCATTGACGAAGTATGCGTTTGCGTAGGCTTCATCATCTGGACGCTCGATGTCACCGTCACGAAGAGGTGTCTTGATCGCTGCCAGAGCCGGTACGGACTTGCCGTTGCCCTTGAGCTTGCCTGCACCTTCCTCGTAGGCAGCCTGAATTGCTGCCTTGATCTTCTGAATGGTGACGGTGTCGCTCTTGGGGATGATCAGGGAAACGGAATACTTCTCCTTGCCACCGTCCTGACCTGCTTTCGGTTCCCATACATTTGCGTAAGACCAGCGGGTATTCACACCGGTCACGACCTTGGTCGGATTTGTCATCTTCTTTGCCATGTTACTGTTCCTCCTTGAAATCTTCATTTGCATCGGAATACACGGGACGCTTGTCCGTTTCGGGAACGAGCGTCGGTGCGCCCTTTGGTTTTTCTACATATCCGCTGAGAATTTCAGCGAATTTCTTCTTGCCGAGCAGCTTTTCCATTGCAGTGATGCCCATGATCTCAGGCGCACCGTAGGGGTCATAGCCTGCATCGGTGACAGCTTTTGCGGCTGCATCCTTGTCGATGTATTTGCGGACGCTGCGACCTTCGACCAGCTTATAGCCGTCATAATGAACTCCGCTGAGAGCCTGTGCAAGAGCATACTCCTTGACATCATTTGCCCATGTGACCAGCTCACTCGCCTTGGAGAGAATGATTGGAATTTCATGCTCCTCAAGGTTGTCGGGAGGAGCGAACTCATACTGTGCAAGGAGCAAATTCTGTTCAGCTCTTTTGCGGCAGACAGCCTTTGCCTTACAGAAACGGCAGTGACTTCCGGCACAGAATTCTCCCTCACCGTTATAGGCAAGCTGTGCGGTCGGTTTCAGCGTGTGTTCCGCCCATTCGAGCAGCTCTGCCACGCTGATCTCCCACTCATCTACATTTTCAAGTCTCGGCTGATAGATGATAAGGCGAACGGTGTTGATGTCATACAGGAAATCAAACATCGCAAGTGTGCCCAATGCGTAGGTCTTGAGCTGCGGATTGTCGGTTGCTTCGACCTTTATACCCATCCCGTGCTTGTAATCCGATATGGTCATCGTGCCGTCAGCAACAATGATGCAGTCGGCGGTACCGAAGCATTCCGGGATATATTCGGACACATCAACTCGCTGTTCGAGCATGATCTCGGTCGTGGTGCAATTCTGCTTTGCGGTCTCATACAGCTCCATGATGTAAGCCGCATAGCCCTCGGCGCACTCCTGCATTTCAGCGTTGTAGAACTTCAGCTTTTTCTTCGGGTTACGGACTTTCTCGCCCAGTGCCTTGCGTACCAGATATTCGCAAAGCTCGTGAGCCTCTGTTCCCTCCGCAGCAAAGTCGCTTTCGGTATCGGGGAACTGCTCCGAGAATCTTGCGGACGGCGGACAGGCAAGCACTCTGGCGATGGACGAAGGTCCCACCCACGCGTGTGCTTTCGGCGGCATTACATCATCGCCTCCAATTCTGCGAGCATTGCGGGATAGACCTCCGCTTTCAGGTCGGAGAATTTCTGACCGCCGTACTTCTGGATGAGTTCCCTTGCTTTCGCCTTATGTCCGGCTCTGCTGAACTCGGACATCTTGGCGAAGAGCACCTCGCTGACATCGGGCTGCGGAGGTTCTGCTTCCTTAATTTCAGGCTGATCTGTTTCGGGATCGTAGATCGGAACGAAGTCGTCGGGGTTGATAGGCTCGGCGGGTTTCTCACAGGCGATATGCTCATTGGTTGTCACAGCGTTGGCATATTCCGCAAGGCTGTCTGCAAGATGTCTCATGTCGCTGACAACATCCAGCAAAAGTTTGATTTGGCTCATGTTTTTCACTCCTTTACTTTTTTACGATTTCAAACAGCACCCCAATAGCGGTGTGCATCTTCTTGATGAGTGCCGCATTGACTCTGAGCTGTGCCTTCGCCACCTTCATCGCCATGATGGTGAACTTCGGGATGTTCTTATCGGACAGGGCGATGTCAAGTATCAGCACACAGCAGGCAGTGTCATTTAAGGTCTTTTCAACCTCTGCGGAACTCAATTCTATATGATCCATTGTCCTCACTCCTTCCTAAGAACAACAAAAAAGCCCGATTTGACAATAGGAATCCGAGGGTAGACAGAATACAGCTTTACAGAGGTTTTCTTAGACTTAGCCCGTAAAAACGGGATGCCCTAATAAGCTGATATTCCGAGTACCTCAAGCCCTATTGCAAATCAGGCTTTTTGATGACTCTTTCGTTTTCAGTCTTGATGTTGTCCTTGACTGTGTCTATATCATACCATAGTTTTTCGTAAAAGAACAGTTAATAAAAACACGAGAAAATTCTTGTTGAATATGCTTTGTAATTGGTTGCAATTAGTGTTTGAATTGTTTGTTATTACTAAAAATATGCGTATTTTACTGCATATTCGGCAGAAATATACGCATTTTTTCGAGAAAAATTCGGGTTTTAAATCCGAGTTCATGCAAAAAAAATTCAGGCAGTCGTTTCAACTGCCTGAATGATTGATCTATACTGCTTTTTGCGCCTTGCTGCGTGGTTTATATCCCGTAGTCCATGTCGACTTGCCAATACTTCTCAAATAATCATTGACCTGATAAACATTAAAGCCGGGGACAGTATTCTTAAACCACAGATATGTCTTATACTCCTCGCTGTCAATTTCTGAGATCAGCTTGGTCATGATGAGGAGTTCGTTTCGGTAGACTTCTTCCAGATTCAAAGCCGTGAAGAATGCCAGCATCGTTCCGAGGCGAGGTGTGTATTTTTTCTTGCTGCGGAGAGCAGTCAGTGTTTCTACGCTGCAGTCAGCGGCTTCCGCAACCGCATCCTCCGTCATGCCGGAACGCTTCATCAGGAATTTGACGGTTTCGCCTCTGGTCATTTTTCGTGTCTGCTTGACGCCATTTTCTTCATACTCAACAGTCAGAAGGCTGAGAAGATATTCGTCACGGTTGGCTTCCAGTGCTTTCAACTGCTCGGCACTGAATGCCATTTCATAGAATCGAGCCTGCTGTTCCTTATTTAGTTCGCCAAAGGTATATCGATAGTTTTCCTTACCATACACACGGCGGAATGGCAGACAGCATTCCGCCATATTCTTTTTTGCTTTTTCTGTCAGCCACCAGCGACCGTTGAAATTGATAACATAGTCCGGATGATTCAGGCAAAGGTGTCCGTCTGCATAGACAAAGCTGCCTGAAAAGACTAACTTGTCAAATGTGAGGTTTGTGCCGAGTATTTTGGACATTTCCTCAATTGGAAGGGTGTATGTCCAATCATCTGGGAAATCATCCGGGATCTCATGTGCCTTGGCATACGACCTGTCGCCCCACTCAAATACACCTCGAACTCGCTTGAATCCCAAATGATGCAAGCGATTCTTGGCGGTCGTGCGATAGGAGCCGTATGTTTCAGTGATATGCTCGATCAGTCTTTCATAGCCGTAGAGGTCGGTATGATGAATATCTCTGCCAAGCTCATCCTTAAAATTCTCAAGGGTAATATCAAGGTTTTCCTTGTAAACTACTGCACGGGCTGAGATCGCATTTGCCTGTATCTCCATGCTGCGTATCGTGTCCTGCTGATCTTCCGACATAAAGAACTCATCAAAATCCGGAATTTCCAGCTTTACAAGCGACCGATAATAATATTGAAGCTCATAAAACAGCATGTGATACTCAATATGAATGCACTCGTGAAGTATATTCATCAGATAATCAGGGTCACACTTACTGCTGACAAGAATTGTGCCGCCCTCTATCAGCTTCTGAACAGCCTTGTCACCTTCATATACAGTGACCATTTTGGTATGGAATATCGTCTTAGCTTTTACTTTTCCATTCCTTGAAAGCTGTTCCACCTGAATCCTGTAGCCCATAGCCTTTACAAGACTTTCTATATCAATTTTACACGGACCTTCCAATGCTTCCGGCTGATATTTCAATAGGAAGTTGTAGGCGTAAGCGTCATAATGAGCTTTGCGAATATATGGAACAAGACAGTCATCAAGATGATGCTTCAAGCGCAGTCGTTCACCACGATAAATATCCACGCCGAGAAAATAATCCGAGGGAGAGTAAAACGCATGGTAGCCGTTGACGCAGTATTTCTGATAGTAGTCCTCACCGGTAACAGGATCATAGAAGTGGACATCGCAAATGACATACATTGCAAAAGAGAAGCTGTCGAGCTGGTCGTAGTAACCTTTATCGATCAGCACATCCACGATGACAGGCTTGCTGTAAGCACCGAAATACGGTACCGGCAGTCTGCCGTGGGCAAACTCCCGTCGAATAAATTGTCCGTATTCTACAACATAGTTCTCCTTGAGAATCTGCGTAAAGGAAACTATCTCCGGTGCTTTATAGCATCGGGGATTTCGCACTTTATATGAAAAGCCCGGACGCAGCGGATCCGGCTGCATCAGAATGGGCCCGATTTCGTAGTTCATTCAAACACCTCCGTTCAAAAAAGGTGTCTCCTCATAAGTTCTTCCACACGGTCACAGCAACACCTTGTATCAGACATTCCGTGACATATATTGGTTCATAATCATCATTTTCAGGCTGAAGCCGTATTCTCTTTTTCTTCGGCTCCGGATAGTATCTCTTGAGCGTGGCTTCGTCACCGATCAGAGCGACAATGATGTCACCGGGTTCAGCATAATTCTGCTGACGCACAACAACAGTATCGCCGTCATCAATATCTGCATCCTTCATAGAATCGCCGTCTGCTGTCAGGAGAAAGAACTCTCCGCTGCCGAGTAACGATGCAGGCAGCTTTACATATTCTTTGACAGCACTATCCGCAAAGATTGGCGGTCCGCAGGCGATGTTTCCGTAAATCGGACAGAGTTTCATTCCTGCTCCGAGTTGCATTTTTCTTGTAGCGTATCCCTTTTTTCCATTGTGTTCGAGTCTGCCCTCATCTGTCATTTTGAGAAGGTAACGCCCCACCGATGACTTTGATATTCCCGTACCTTCTGCTATTTCAGCGATTTCCGGTGATAATCCTGTTTCTTCATAGTATTCGTCAATGAAGTTTTCGATTGCATCCAAATTTGCCTGAATAGCTTCCGCAGATATTCGCATTATAATCACTTCCACTTATTAGGGATTACATTCCCTTTTCTTATATTTTATCACACTATACAGCAATTGTCAATAGGAAAATAGAACACTTGTTTTGATGTGCGGAATCATGCACATGACATAGTAAGAGGGGATAGGAAAAAGGATGCACCTGAAAAAGTAAAAAGGCATATAATTGCGGTATTATATAACTGAAAGCTATTGAAAAAATCTGAGTAGTGTTGTATAATATAGGTATGAAAACACCATCTTGAGTAAACGGAGGAGAAAATGAGTATTTTAGATGAGATCATAGGCAGCACCTATGAGTATATTGAAAAAATGCCGAAGGAACAGCGAAAGCAGTATGGGCAATTTTTCACAAGCAAGGAAACTGCTCGTTTCATGGCAGAATTATTTAATATTCCCGAAAATACAAATGAACTGTCTATCCTCGATCCTGGAGCAGGCTCAGGTGTGCTTTCTGCCGCTTTGATAGAACGTCTGCAAAACTGTCCCAATATCAAATCCGTATATTTGACTTGCTACGAAACAGACGATAATATCGTAGAACTGCTTGAAAGCAATCTGGAATACATAAAAAACAACACTTCTTTGAAAATGACGTTTGATATTGTCAGGAAAAATTTCATTACATCACAAGAAGATAATTATAATGGGACATTTTTAGCTGATCCTGCTCCAACTAAATATGATATGGTGATCGGAAATCCTCCGTATAAGAAGATACCTAAAGATGCTGCCGAGGCATTGTCAATGCCGGATATTTGCTACGGAGCGCCTAACCTTTACTTTCTATTTTCACAGATGTCACTCTTTGATCTGAAAGAGAACGGGGAAATGGTTTATATTATCCCTCGTTCATGGACTTCCGGAGCTTATTTCAAGGCTTTTCGTCAGAAATTCCTGTCACAAGGTGCGATTGAGCATATCCACCTTTTTGTAAGCCGTGACAAAGTTTTTGAAAAAGAAAGTGTGCTGCAGGAGACCATAATCATAAAGGTCAAAAAAACTGAAGTAAAGCCTGAATATATTACTGTTACCTCTACCAACAGCAATCAGGACTTTACAGAAATCACAACATTTTCTGCACCGTATAAGACTGTTATTTCAGGCGACGATTGTTATGTTTATCTTGTAACGAATGAGGATGAAGTGAACACACTTGACTGTCTCAATAAGTTTGATGATACTCTTCCAAGCCTCGGTCTGAAAATGAAAACAGGACTAACAGTTGACTTCCGGAATCATGAAGCTCTCCGCAGTGAAGCAGAGAAACAGGCTGTACCTCTTTTCTATTCACAGCATATTCAGGACGGAAAGGTGGTATTTCCTATCGGTAAGGAAAATGAATATATCGTCACTCAGCAGCAAGGCTTACTGCAGAAAAACGCAAATTATCTCTTTGTGAAGCGATTTACAGCCAAAGAGGAACATCGGCGGCTGCAATGCGGTGTATATATTGCCCGTAAACATACCGGTTATGACAGGATCAGCACACAGAACAAGATCAATTTTATTGATGGATTGAAAGGACTGTCCGAGTGCGTTGTTTACGGTTTATATGTGCTGTTCAACTCTACCCTTTATGATTCGTATTATCGCATCTTAAACGGCTCTACGCAGGTAAACTCAACAGAGGTGAACTCCATGCCGATGCCGCCTATGACATCTATCGAAGCGATGGGTAAAGAGCTGATAAAAGTACATGATATGTCAGAAGCATCTTGTGACCGTATTTTAAGGAGTTATGTATGAGCAAAATTGAAGAAGCAAGAAAAATACTAAGTGAACTTAACGTCCCTAAGAAACAGCAGGCTGACCTGTGCTGCTATGTTCTTCTGGCAATGAGTGATATAAAAGAAGGAATAGCATGGACAGAGGCTACCAATAATCTGATAAGGATACATGATGTGCTTGTATTCACAAGAGAAAATTATGGGGTCGAATATGCTGAAAACAGCCGTGAAACATTCAGAAAACAGGCAATGCATCATTTCAGAAATGCAGCTTTCATTGAAGATAACGGCAAAGCTACAAACAGTCCTAATTACCGATACCGACTGACCGATGAATTTCTCGCACTTATTCAAAGCTATGGCACTGACTTTTGGGAGCAGAAAAAACAGGATTTCCTTTTAAACCATGAATCGCTCGTAAATATGTATGCTTCAAAGCGTTCTATGCAGAAAATGCCTGTTATTATCAATGGTGCAGGCTTTACTTTCTCGCCCGGAAAACATAATGAACTCCAAAAGGCGATTATAGAGGAATTTGCACCGAGATTCGCTCCAGGCTCGGAATGTTTGTATGTTGGCGACACAACGGAAAAAGACCTCGTTAAGAATGTAGAGAAGCTGTCAGGGCTTGGCTTTGAGATCACACTACATGATAAAATGCCGGATGTTGTCCTTTACTCCGCTGAAAAGAACTGGATATACTTTGTTGAATCGGTAACATCCGTTGGACCGATGGATCCGAAACGCATCAGAGAAATCGAGGAAATGACTCAAAATGTTACTGCCGGCAAGATATATGTAACAGCTTTTCTTGATTTCGCCACATACAAGAAATTTGCAGAATCTCTTGCATGGGAAACAGAAGTGTGGCTTGCCGAAATGCCGGATCACATGATTCACTTGAATGGCGATAAATTTATGGGCCCAAGAAATAAGTAAATGCGAGGCGATGCAACATGGTAAGCAGAACTTTTGATTTAGGCAGCTTGGAAACGTACAAGTACGTCGTTGTTCTCTCAGAGTACAACGGAAAAATATTACTGAGCCGCCATAAAGACCGCACTACATGGGAAACGCAAGGTGGTCACATCGAGGATGGTGAAACGCCCCTTGATGCTGCAAAGCGTGAGCTGTATGAAAAATCCGGTGCGATTGACTTCGATATAGAGCCTCTCTGCGACTACAGGGCATGGAATGAGGACACTGGGCATGGTGCGAATGGTGTAGTGTTCAAGGCAATAATCAGGGAATTAGGCAATATTCCTGAGAGCGAAATGGCAGAGGTTCAGACTTTTGATTCTCTGCCGAATGAGCTTACTTATCCGGCGATTACACCCGTCCTGTTCCGTTACCTTGAAACGGGACAAAACTCTGTGGTGCTTCATCGGATGAAGCTCAAAGCCGAGCCGTTCCGCAAGATTGGGGACGGACTTAAAATGATAGAGCTTCGCCTAAATGATGAAAAGCGGCAGAACGTTCAAATTGGCGACTATATTGAGTTTACTCTTATGGATGATACATCACAGAAGCTGACTACACGAGTTGTTGCTCTGCATCATTTTTCGTCTTTCAAGGAAATGTATGCTTCGCTGCCGAAAGAAAAACTCGGCTATTCTGCCGATGAAACGTCTGCTCCAGACCACATGGACGCTTATTATTCGAAAGAGGAACAGGAAAAGTACGGTGCATTGGGGATTGAAATTGAGCTTAATAACTATAAATGAGCATCCCTAAAAAATGCACAAAAAATAAGGACAACAGTCCCAAAAAGAGTTATAATGTACTTGTAACCTACATTAACTCAAAGGAGTGTTGTCCTATGAAAACAAGTATACACTATTCTGAAGAAATTTGCAAGAGATTGGAAGCAAAAAAATTGACAGAAACCATTTATAAATGTACCCCATTTTTATAACTGCTTTGCGGACAGTTTCGTTCGCCACATGCAGATTCAGCTTTTCAATAATTTCGTCTATTGTAATATCAGGCTGTTCTTGAATTGCCTTATCAATATTTGATAAATCCGTAGGAGATAAAGACGGTTTCCTGCCTCGCTGATTTGTTCTAAGCTTGACGGAACCGGTGGCTTTCTTCTGCCGATTCAAACGATACACCGTACTTGTATCTACTGAAAAGCACTCTGCCACTTCTTTTGCTTTACCTGTTTTTTCATAAGCTTCTACCAGTAACTCTCTTGCTTCATTATGCAGCATTTTTTACCACCTCTGTCTATATTATACTCCCTTTGTCAACTCAGGCTCTATTTTGTGGGATTGCTATAAGCAGCTTGAACGTGTAACAAAAAAGTGGGAGAAAGATTATCCAAACGCTATGAAGAGCTGGCACACGAACTGGGACGTTATCTCACCGATTTTCAAGTTCTCAGCGGAGGTCAGAAAGGTCATTTACACCACCAACGCCATTGAAAGCCTCAACAGCGGCTATCGCCGTCTGAACAAGCAGAGAAGCGTATTTCCGAGCGATACGGCGCTGTTAAAGGCTTTGTATCTGGCAACTCATGAAATAGCGAAAAAATGGACTATGCCGCTGAGAAACTGGGGCAGAGTTCTTGGTGAGCTTGAAATCATGTATCCCGACAGGCTCGGCTGAGCGAGCCGCTGAAAATCAGCCTGATTCCATTGCGCTGTGCTCCATTCCATCAGGCTGATTTTCAAAAAGAACCTTGACAAATTACAGTATACAATGGATACTGTAATTTGTCAAGGGCAACACCGCACAATTGCCAAACGAGCAAAAATATGATATAATAGATATATGGAAAGACAAATGACGCTGGCAGAAATCAACGATGAACTTGGTGCAGCCAGAACCAATAAAAAAGAATTTTTAGAGAAGCTTGAAGCAATTATCCCATGGGAAACATTTGTTGAACTGATACAGCCGAGTTATTACAAAGGAGAACTTGGCAATAAACCATACCCATTGGAATTGATGCTGAGAATATTCATATTGCAGAATGTCTACAATCTCGCAGACATGGCAGTCATGAACGAAGTGATCGACAGCCGTGCATTCTCCAATTTTTGTGGAATCAACTCACCGAGCGAAGTCTCAAACGGTGATACGATCGGACGATTTCGTAATATCCTGACTCGCAATGGATTACAGGAAAAAATATTTGCTGCTGTTGTGAAAATTCTGATGGAACGAAAGCTCATCCTGAAAAAAGGAACGATTGTGGATTCCACATTTATCGAATCACCTTCATCCACAAAGAACCGGGAAAAGAAACGTGATCCGGAAGCACATTCTGCGAAAAAGGGAAATACATGGCACTTCGGGTATAAAGCACATATCGGAGTAGATGAAGAAAGCGGTCTTGTCCACACGGTAAAGGCAACTCCGGCAAACGAACATGATGTTACCGTTATGAGTGAATTGCTGCATGGAGAAGAAGAACGTGCCTATGGTGACAGCGGATATATCGGAGCAAATAAGAGACCGGAAGCAATCAAGAAAAACAAAAATGGGAAGAAGATCAAGTACCTGATCAACAGACGTCCGTCATCCATCAAAAAGTTATCGAAGAGTGGTCAGTATGCCGCTAAGAAAAAGGAACATTAGAAATCATCTGTCCGTTGTAAAGTGGAGCATGTCTTTGCAGTCATAAAAAATATTTTTCGATATCGAAAGACCCGATACCGAGGTCTGCGAAAACAGACTGCGAAATTGAATATGATGTTCGCATTGGCGAATCTGTATCTGGCTGCCAGAAAATCTCTGACGGTCTGATTCAGTGCGCCTTTGCGATGGAAAATGGAACATTTCTCTAACCACTCAGCATTTTGCTGGGTGGTTTTGCTTGTAGGTGGTGATTATGCGGTGTTGCCCTAAAAATTGACCGACCAGATCAGGCATGGTCAATTGACATCACCTATATCAAAATGGGGCGCAGCCATATGTATCTGACAGCGATTATTGATTGGTACAGCAGTTTTATCGTGGGCTATGAATTGTCTGATACGCTAGATACTGCACCGGTTTTAGCAGCAGTCACAAATGCCATGGAACAATACGGCAATCCTGAAATTATCAATTCTGATCAGGGCAGCCAGTTTACAAGCAATGACTATATTGAATTCCTGAAAGCGAAGAATATCCGCCAGAGTATGGACGAAAAAGCTAGATGGGTGGATAATGTGGTAATTGAACGCTGGTTTCGCAGCTTGAAAACGGAGTTGATTTATATCAATGAATACAGCAATCCCAGAGAGCTGCGCCAGCAGATTGGTGGTTACATCAAGGATTACAACAACGAAAGACCCCATCAGGCGCTTGGCTACAAGTTGCCTGTGCAGGTTTACCAAACCAAGTCTGTATGCAATGCTGCATAAATTTTGCTTACGTTTTTTGGATGGCTATACAAAGTTTTCGCTGTCACGATAATTTCTTTCATTTGTGTCTTGACAAGGGGGACATTATAAACTGCATCTTAACTGCATCTTGAAAATTTCGTGCCTAAAAATACGATTTCGTGCCAGATTTATAGACAAGCATAAAAATTTCTTATATACTTGTAGAAAAGGGGAGAATGGTATGATTAAGAAGCTAACTAATCATAGTTATGCATATGGAACAACAACATGTTCTGGTAAAGATTGTACTGTTTCTGTAACTTACCATGGAACTACTAAATACGGTTCTGGCTACGGTTATGCAAATGCCAAAAATAGTGCAAGTGGCTCAGGAACAAGAGCAAGCTCATATCATACCGCAGGTGGTTATTCTACCAACATATCTTATTAAGTGTATTTAGAAAATTGAGAACTTATTCTCATTGAAATGATGTTTGGATTTTTTAATCAAATTTTCATGAGCACAAGGAAAAATGTAAAAATACTCCCGTATTTCAATTTTTTACGCAGTAAGTATAAAATTTTTTGAAAATACAAGCATTAACTTTTATGAGAACAAGTTTTGAATTAAATAAGTCGAAAGGGGCAATTAGCTTAAGAATTGCCCCTTTCACTTTAATCATCAAGTTCAGAGTCAAAAAATTATGCAGTAAAATCAAAATTTGAATCGTTTTATAAGTGACAAAGCCTTTAAGGAAGTGATGTTATGAACAGAAAGAAAATTTTTGCTGTAATAATTACAGTTGCTGCTGTAATCAATTCAACCGCTTGTCAATCGAAAGAAGAAAAGTACCACATCAAAACAAAAGATGCTGCTTATTATGATATGAGCTATAATGTGTATGAAAATGGTTTGCTTTACACCGTACCGAACGCATCCGGAACGCAGGCTTGTTTCTTGGATTATGAAACCATGAACGGCGTGCCCCTTTGCAACAAACCCAATTGTACGCACTCCGATTCTTCATGTGTGTCAAACTTATGTGCAGGTTCTTTTATGGTACCTGTAATTTATCACGACTATGTATATTGGTTTGCATCAAATTATGAAATCGTTGACAGTCAAGACGGTAAATCTCAGACTGCTGATATGCATACAAAATGTATGCGGGCAAGACTTGATACAGGACTTACTGAAACATTTGCCGAAATAGACGGCGTGTATATGCAAAATCAAATCGATTTGGCAATTGTAAATGATACGATGTACATTATCGGAAGCAAAGAAATTTATCAAGATGAAACCGATGGAACATGGGGCGGCTTCAGCAGAAGTGGAGAACAATACCTGTATTCCATAAATCTGGATTCTGCTGAGGTGCAAAATTATGGTTTGATAAATGACGCACCTACAGCAAAATACAACTGGAGTTATGGAGCATCGCTTTGGTCAGAAGTAAAAATGGAAGGTATATATCATGATAAACTTTATCTGTATTATCGCTATGTAAAAGACCCACAGATAATAATTGATTATCTGAATACAGATTGGGTAGAAAACGGCAGTCCGAGAAATGACATTCCATGGATAATCGAAAACAAGTGCCTTGATTTAAAAACCGGTGAAATTACAGTCAGTGATTTGCCGTATGCTTGGTGTATCGGTGAGAATCACTATATTTATGAAGAAAATGAAAAATTCTTCATTTTAGATGAAGACGGTGAAAAAACCGCTGTGGAAAATATGTATGACAACGAAACTTACGATTTTACCTTTGTAAATAACAAGCTTTGGAAAGGCTCTATCAATCAAGGTTTTGATGTCAAAACCGATGAAGAATTTTCTATCTCTGACAAATACGCTGATAAAGATGCTATGATTATGGATTTTGTAGACAATCAATATGTGGTGCGTTATGTGGAAAACAATGAAGTGAAATTTGACAGAGTATCCGAACAGGATTTCATCGGAGGAGCGAAATGAACAGTTTGGAACTGATAAAGCTGAATAAGCATTATGGCAGAAAACACGCTCTGAAAAATTTTTCATTTACTTTTACAAATGGTATTTATGGTTTGCTCGGTCCAAATGGTGCAGGAAAATCAACGCTGATGCACCTGATTACAGGAATATTACATCCGGATAAAGGCGGTGGCTCAATTAACTGGAACGGCAAACCGATACATCAATTGGGCAAGTCTTACCGTGAACATCTTGGATTTATGCCGCAGCAGCAGGAATTGTACAGTAATATGACTGCGGTGAATTTTCTCGGATACATCTCTGCATTAAAGGGTATTTCAAGAAAAACCGTGCCGACCGAAATTGAAAAAGTACTGGAACAAGTGGAACTTTCCGACTGTGCAGACAAGAAAATCGGCGGCTTTTCAGGCGGAATGAAACAAAGACTTTTGATAGCGAGTGCAATTTTGGGCAATCCCGATTTATTAATACTGGACGAACCTACTGCAGGACTTGACCCAAAACAAAGAGTGATTATCCGTAGGCTGATAGAACAGCTTTCAGAAAATAAAATCATTATTATTTCAACTCATATCGTTTCTGATATTGAAACAATAGCAAAGGAAATTCTGATGATGCGTTCGGGTGAAATACTGACTCATGGAACTGTTTCCCAATTAACAGAACAGGTAACAGATGCGAAACCGACTTTGGAAAATCTCTATATGCAGTATTACGGAGGCGGCAAATGAAAATTTTTTTATGCGAATGCAAAAAAATGATGTCATTTCGGATTTTTTGGATTATATTTGTCTGCTTGTTTGCCATAAACGGATATGTTCAAATTGACCGTATAAATGACCGTTATTACACGCCGGAATCTTACCGTTCTTTCTTTTCAGAAACAAAGGATATGTCTTTAGAAGAGATACAGGATTATACCAATGAAATGTTAGAACGTCAAAATAACGGGGAATATATAGAGTTTCCAATGATGCTTGTTTATGATATGTCGGAACTCTCAAAGGAATGTGAAAATTATCCCGAATATTTAAACAGCATAAAAGAACAGACAAATAATATGTCTGCCGTTTCCATATGGGGTGACAGTGATACCTTTTCTTATCGTAATATACAAAAAACACCATCGGCATATGAAAATTTACCGGCAGAGCCATTGCCGCTCGCTGCTTCATTTGGTCTGGAGAATACATTTACAAGTCCGATTACAGACTTTATGGGAATATTTTTGGTGTTTCTTGCTGTATGCGGAATTATTCTTAAAGACCGTGAACACGGCATAACTTTTCTTTTATCGTCTATGCCGAAAGGGAGAAGTTCCTTGATTTTAAGCAAGCTTTTTGCTGTTTCATTATTTGCTTCTTTTGTTGCCGTAATGCTGTTTGCGGAAAATCTGGTGATAGGCGGTGCATTATACGGAATTGGAGAATTACAGCGTCCCATTCAATCGGTATTCGGCTTTTATCAGTGTAATTTAGCCGTATCTGTTGGAGAATTTCTGTTGCTGTTTTTTATATTGAAAATTGCTTCGTATCTGTTGTTTGCAATGATATTCAGCCTGATTTGTACTGTTTCAAGAAATAATCTGATGATTTACGGTATATCCGGAGCAGTATGTACAATTGCATTTTTATGTTACAGATTGATACCGCAAAATTCGGTATTTCAACTTTTTCACGATTGGAATCCTATAAAATTCACACAGACTGCTGAAATCCTCGGTACATACCAAAATGTCAACTTGTTTGGCTATCCTGTATCTCTGAAAATTTCTATGATAATTATAATTGTAATTACAATTGTATCAGTAATTTTATGCTGTATATTTGCAGTAGAGAAACTTAATCACGTTCAATATCAATCAGTTCGTTTGAAAGTGTTCCACAAGAAAAAAATCAAGGCGCATGGAAGATTTTTTTATGTTTGTTATCGTTCATTGATATTGAATAAAGGTGTTATTTTGGTATTAACAGCACTATTTGCGGCGGCAGTGTTTTCGGCTTCATTTTCAAGGCAATACAGTAATGATGATATTTATTATGAAAATTTCACAACAGAATTAAGCGGTGAAATCACGACTGAAACTTTGAATTTCTTTACAGAAAAAGAAAAACAATATAATGAAATTGAAAAAGAAATTGAGAAAATTCAATCATCAGAAAATATAAACACATATCAATTAAATTTACTTAGTGATGAACTAAACGACCGTGTTGCTTTTGAACGTCTGAAATTGCGTGTAAAATCCATACAGGAAAATGAATGTAATGGAAAAATTTTTTACGATACAGGTTATGAACGATTGTTTCAATATGCCGGCGGCAATGAAAAAATGTTTTTTATTTTGTTTATGATGATTTTCTCGGTCCTTATACTTTCACCAATTGGAGCTGCGGACAAAAAAACAGATATGGTTAAAGTGATATTTTCAACGAAAAGTGGCAAAACCGGTTATTATAGAGATTTATTTTTATATGGTATTTTATGCGGGATTTTTTCGGCAACGCTGTTCTTTTTTCCATATATTTTCAATATTCTGAAAAAGTACGGAACGCAGGGACTATCCGCACCGATTCAAAGTATTCAGCAATTTTCAAATTTAGATATATCCATTTCTGTATGTGGTTTTATTTTGTTTTTCCTTTTCATTCATATAATCGGCTCTATAATATGTTCGGTTTCAATTGCAGGTATATCTTCACTTTGCAAAAGCCGAACATCAGCTTATATTATTAATACAGCTTTGTTCGTCCTGCCGGTAATTTTAATTCTGTTAAAATCCCGACTTGCATACGGTGTATAAAATCACGTAATTTCGGCAAATTGCTCTCTATACTTGAGTGATTTGGGATTTTCAAAAACCATTTTAATGATTTTCTCGACCTTTTCAAGATGGTCAGATGGTGGGTTGATCACGAATGAATACAAGTTAAGATAATTCTGCAAATCATCTCGACTAAACCCGCTATGTGCATTTAAGAACATTTTAAGCAGACAATGAATCCGGTTTACATAGGGTGAAGATTATTTTTCAAACTTCTATTTTACACATTTTTTCAGAAAAAGTAAATGCTGTTGCCGTGCAAAACAAACATATAAAACGATATTGACAATTTTCCTTGTATATGTTACCCTTATTAAAGAGGTGATGCAACTTGATTCGGATAGCTATATGTGATGACAATAAAAGCACATTAGTGCAGCTTGAAAAATATATTGACAACGGATTTAGACAATATACAACTGATATTAGCATAAGTTCATTTGATAACGGACAACTCTTGTTAACTGCTAATAATAGAGAAAAATTCGATGTGCTATTTCTTGATATAGATATGCCTAAAATCACAGGATTTGACATAGCTAAATCACTCAGAAAATCATTTTCTAATTGTTTCCTGATATTTATTTCAAGTCATTCTGATTTGGTTTATAAAAGTTTTGATTTTCAGCCATTTAACTTTATAAGAAAAAGTCCAATTGAACTATTTAAAAGCACATTAAATGACGTAATAAAAAAGCTGATGTCAAATATGAAACAAAATGAGATTATCGTTCTTGAGGACGAATTTTCAGGCAAAATCATAGCGTACTACCGCAATATAATTTATATAAAAAGTGATCGCCATTATCTATATTACTACCTTCAAAATCATGATAAGCCGATAAAAATTCGTGGTTCAATAAATGCTATTGAAAGTTGTCTTGAAGAATATGATTTCGCAAGGATACATCGAAGTATAATTATTAATCTAAAATTCATTCTTAGTATAGATACAAAAGTTGGTAAAATTCATATACAAGGTAATAGCGGGCAAACTACACTGTCACTTAGTAATAGTTACAAAGAAAGTCTGAATATGAAATATATTCTTTATCTGAGGAAAACGTTATGAAAAATGTAGCATGGAATCTTTTTGAAATTTTAATAAACATTTATCAAGGCATTGTAGCAATGTATTTTTCATTTAAGTATCTCAGCGGCAAATATTCTGATAAATTTATAAAAAATTTTGGATTACCTTTTTCTCTTCTTCTTGCTTTAACAATATCCATATGTAATCATATTACTTTTTTTGAACATATATATGCTGCATTTTATGGTGCTTTGATTTTTGCTTATTCTGTATTTTGCTTGAAAGGCAATGTATATAACAAATTGTTTGTGTCGATATATTCTTTGATTGTGCTTTTATTAAGCGGTGTTGCGGTGGCTTGGCTTACATCCACACTTTTTAATATACCAATTGAACAAATACTTATTGAAAATAGTGTGATAAGACTATTAGGCATTATCCTTACGCAATTTGTGATTTTTTATTTTTATTATTTTTCAATAAAGATTTTCAAGCACGATATGAAAGGAGAATCTTGTCTTACAGGTACAGAAGCAGTTTTAATATCAATCACGTTAATTCTAAGCATAGTTATAGTTCTTATTTTGTATCTTGTTGAATTTGAACAGAGCAATAAGCGAAACAGGCAACTTTTCACCATAATCCTCATATGATTAGCGCCTATTAGGAAAACACACTGTCAAAGGGGTTTGTAGCGGGGGTTAGCCCGCTACTGCGGTATCTTCCGTAGTGTTGATTTCAATGTACTCGGCAATCTTGCGGAGCTCGTCAGCAAATTTGAATTTCACGCTGATATTGCCGTTTTCATAGACCTTGATATAGTCCACAAGTTCAACCAAGATTTCACGGTTGAGGGCTTCAATGTTCTGATACTTCATAAAGGCT